ATTCCCACAGAAGACCTCGTGGCGCGTGCTCAGAAGAAGCTCAGGAGTACCCCAGCAGATCGGGCAATCGCAATCGCAGTCATTCAAGGAGCATAGATATGTGGAAGTGGACTCTGGTAATCTGCGCGGCCCTCCTCGCAAATACTCAGGCAGATGCCAGAGTCCACCGAGGCCGTCCGCGCGTGAGCAAAATTTTCGCGGCAAATTCGCAGTCGGTACTTCTCGAAAATCAAGCCGCCGATGAAATGGGGGCCTTCAGATATTTCACGCAAGCTCAGGTGGATGCAGCGGTGCAGGATGGGACGTTAGAGCATATCTATTGTCTCTGTCTTGTGTCTCCTAAATTACCTATGGAACGCAGGTATGCTCTGCCTGCCACGGTTGCTTTCGTGGATGTCTTATCCAGAGAGTTCTATGGAGCATTCCATCAGCCATTCATGGTTGACAGCGCAATCAGACCGGCTACCGTGCAAAGAAGTTTAATACATCGAAACCGTGCAGCCGCCCCTGCTTACGGAAACAAAGCAAGTTCACATGAAAGAGGCACAACGGCAGATTTTAGCAAGCGCATGTCTAAAGAGCAGTATCGCTGGATGCTGCTCAGATTGCTGTATTACCGTGCAATAGGCAGAGTGCTAGTTATACAGGAGCGTGCTTGTTGGCACGTAATGGTGATTTCATAGGAGGAACAATGAGCGAGATTACGGTAACCAAGCATGGCATGAAAGCCAAGAGCATCAAGGGACGTATCCATCGCAAGGTCAACCTGTGGCTGGATACAATAGAAGACAAGGACCTTCAAAAGCGTCTTCGGGATGGCGTGATTGTCACGGGAGGCTCCATTGCTTCTATGCTCCTCGGAGAAGAAGTCAATGACTTCGATGTGTACCTTCGCAACCATGACTTAGCCTACGATATAGCCACGTATTACGTGCACAAGTTTGAGCAAAAGCATGCATCGGGCATCAAGACACCCCTGAGTGTGAAAAGCGAAGATGGACGCATTAAGGTTGTGGTCAAGTCTGCTGGCATCGCCAGCGCTGAAGGCACAAAGAAGCCCTACGAATACTTCGAGGGTCAACCAGACGAAAGCGCTGCCGCATACGTAGGCGACGTGATCACTGACCCAGAGCAGATTGCAGACACCTATGAGGAGATCGAGAATACCGTCCTGAGGCAAGAAGAAAAAGAGAATAAGTACATACCTAGATTCCTCACGACCAACGCCATTACACTGAGCGGGAAAATTCAGATTGTACTGCGCTTCTATGGCGAGCCTGGTACGATCCACGAAAACTATGACTTCGCGCACTGCACAAATTACTGGTCGAGCTGGGACAATAATCTGGTACTGCGTCAGCCTGCTCTAGAAGCACTGCTCTCCAAAGAGCTTCGCTACATTGGCAGCAAGTACCCCATATGCTCGCTAGTGCGCCTGCGTAAGTTCATTGATAGAGGTTGGCGTATCAATGCTGGCCAGATTCTGAAGATGGCTTTCCAGATCAGTGAACTGAACCTGAAGGACATCAAGGTTCTGGAAGATCAGCTCACAGGTGTGGACACTGCGTACTTCATCCAGCTCATTACACGCCTGAAAGAGAAAGACCCTGAAATGGTTGATGGGGCCTACCTCATCGAGATCATAGACAGGATTTTCTGATGACCATCCCTGAAATCACCCCAGACTGTCTTGAACTACTCAACGAAGTGCTCGCTGAGTTTGAAGGCGTGTTCTCTCAATGCTCCCCTATTCCGAGCGATCCTCTGTTTGAAGCTTCGCAGGCTACCAAGGCTACGCAGGACGTAGACCTCCTGATAGAACTAGGCTTAGTCAAAGAGCTTACAGAAGATCACAAGGAACAAATCGAAAAACAGAACGCAGCGACAGGACGCAAGTGGCGCGTGTACTGCGTATCCCCGCTCGGAAGAGCACTGTTTCAGGCAACGTGTAGCCCAAGCATAAACTAAGGAGACCCCAATGTTGTTAGACATGTTCAGATTTATGTGTGCTCTGGTTGGTACAATAGTCGTCATAGAGCATTATGACCACTCCGCTTTTGCATGGGAGTTGGTATGCTAGTATCTGCACTAACACTTATGAGGAAAGATTAAAATGTCACGATACCAAAGGCAGACGATACATAAAGGCAAAATGAGTAAATGTAAGTTCAGTTCACTGATCTGGAAAGCCATCTTCAGAATCTGGCCAGCATTGATACGCCAGAGTGCCGCAGCCGAAGATAAAATGCGAAAGAGGAAGCGATGAACCAAGCAATACCTGAAGGTTTTTGTCAATGTGGTTGCGGAGAAAAAACCAAGATAAATGCTAGTGGTTCTACCGAGAAAGGTTGGATTAAAGGAAAATCTAGAAGGTTTTTACAACACCACCATAACCGCATAAGTCTTGTAGACTACATTATCGACAAAATCACAGGCTGCTGGATATGGCAAAGGGCCTTAAACAATAAAGGCTACGGTACAATGACTCGAAAAGGAAAGCGCATCTACGCACACGTTTTCTCTTACATAGCCGCAAAAGGACCAATACCCAAAGGTTTAGAACTGCATCATAAATGTGAAAACCCTCCATGTATAAATCCCGAACACTTGGAGCCTGTAACTCACAAGGTAAACTTAAGATTGAGCAAGCACACGAAGCTAAATGAAAAGCTTGTCAAGGAAATAAAGAGACTTAATAAGTCGGGTTTGGGTTATCGAAAATTGTCAAAATTATTCAACACCTCTAGAAGTACTGTTCAAAGCATAATTATAGGAAGAACTTGGAGGGACGTAAAATGAACCAACCCATACCTGAAAAACTAAAACATTCAAAAGCCCTTAAGTTCATAATAGAACAGGGCTGGAATTGGAAAGAAGCTTCTGGTGATCAAGTGCAAGTAGAGGTTTGTCCTTACTGCAAGCACTCAGACTATAAGCTTTACTTTGCTACGGGCGATCCAAATGATCCACAAAACACACGGGATGGGCTGCACTATTGTCACGCAGGATCGTGTGGCAAGACTGGCAACCTACGTACACTCGCTGAGTACCTGGGCTTACGCATAGCGGGCGTGGATTCACGCAAAGAGTGGGCAGGGAACGCCACAGGGGACAAGCCGGATGCTCTGCCGGACGTGGACGCATGCCACTCAGCCCTGCTAGGTGATCCCGAGGCTATGGACTACCTCCTGAACGTGAGAGGCTTCACGCAGGAGATCATCGACCAACAGAAGCTTGGTCTGAAAGAGAAGGTGTGGTTCCGTGAAGCAGGAGAATCCAAGGCACTCGTTATCCCATATCTCGTGGGTGGGAATGTGGTCTTTGCCAAGTACCGCACGCTCCCACCAAAACCTAAGGATTTTGTCACTCCAAGCGGCTGGGAAGCTCCGCTCTACAATGGAGAAATCCTTATCGAAGGTGTCAACGAAATCCTCTTTGTGGAAGGTGAAGCGGACGCACTAAGCTGCATGTCCCATGGCATCCCATACGTTGTGGGTGTCCCTGGTGCAAATGTAAAGAAGGCACTGTGGATTGAGCATCTGGATAAGATTGCTCCGAAGAAGATCTACATCCTTTACGACAACGACAAGGCAGGAAAGAAAGGTGCGCAGGAACTGGCATCACGCATCGGCATTGAGAAGTGCTACAAGATTGTTCTGCCATCCTTCTTGGTCCCTCTGGATGGTGGTGAACTTCGTGCAGGAAAAGATATCAATGAGTGGTTTCTCTATGGTGGGGGTACCTTAGAGAAATTCGAGGAGCTAAAGCAGAGCGCTGAGCTATTCGACGTGACTGGCGTAAGTTCTTCGAAGGACTCTCTGACTCAGCTTGAAGACGAACTAAATGGCAAGACCGATCTGGCCCCTAGCTATGTATTCCAATGGCCGGAACTGAACAAATTGATCGGCCTAGAAGACGGGGACATACTGGACATCGTTGCGCCTGAGAAGGTAGGAAAGACTACCATGGGCATGAACATCATGGATCACATGGTAGGACAGTACGGCGAGGACGGCCTGATTGTGTGCCTTGAGATGACTCAGGCACGGCTGGCACGCAAGTGGGTTGCCCTCGTCACTGGGTTCGAAGATGTGCTCACGGAGCCCGGTACGCCCGAGTCTAAAGCCAAGTTGGAAGAGCTGAAGGCCGCGTGCGTCACAGCCCGCTCCGTACAGCAAAGTCGTGGTGCAGACTTGTACTTTGCTTACCCTATGCAGTGGCAGGACGATCCCGAGTCTGTGTTCAAGTTGATCAAGGATTGCATCCGACGCTACGGTGTAAAGTGGGTGATGTTCGACAACCTACAGAAGTTCTGTGACGAGTCCCTGAAGTCCCAAGGGCACCGTACGATATACCTTTCTCAGTTGTCCAAGAAGTTTGCTTCGATTGCCAAGGACTACAAGATCAAACTGATTCGTATCCTGCAGCCGAAGCGCATTGAGAAGGGGGCCACCATCAGCACGAACGATGTGGATGGTAGCTCTCAGGTGGCCAAAGATTGTGACGGCATGATCACGTTGTGGCGTAGCGTCGTTGGCGAACTGAAGAAGTCAGAATGGGAGACACAACAGCAAGGCTTTGAAGAAAGCAATGAGTCCTTCGAGCCAATCATGAAAGTCACGGTCGGCCTGTCACGCTACTCTGCTGGGGGCTCTACCAAGCTGTTCTATGACGGCGCGCGGTCGCAGGTTCGATCCATAAAGGACGAGCAGAAAGCCGTGATGAAGCCGAATTTCAACGGCATCGTCACCGAGTCTGGAGCAACTGTGTCAGTCCAAACTGAAGCAGAGACAGTCCACGAAGTCCCTAAGGAGGACATCAGCATATGACAACGACTGCTTGGAAAAAGGTAGTGGAAACGGTTGAAACTGGCCCCGATACTGGCGACATCTTGGCACCCCTGAAGTGCGTTGGCATGCAGTACAAAAAGCGTGCATTAAGGCATGAAGATGCTGGGCACCGTGATCGTGCCAAGTACTACCATGAACAGACGGAGAATGTGATCCGTCTGATCGAGCAATAGGAGGAGTAAATATATGACCGAACAGACTCAGCAATTGAACCGTGTAGCAGCTACAACCAAGGACGCAATCTTGGAATTCATGAAACAGCGCTTGGCCTCAGAAGACCCCACGTTTACCTCGGACCAACTGAGGTTTTACGTCACCAACAACGTGGTAGGCAAAGTCAGCCCGAGCAGTGCTGATCGTGTACTAAGGCTTCTGCGGCAGGAGAACAAGGTAAATTACTATGTAGTCAATCGCCCAAAGTCACTCTACAGAGCCATACCTTTGGTACCACAGGACGCAAATGCGCAAAGCAATTGATTTGCTAGGCATGAAGTTTAATAAATGGACAGTTGTAGAACGGGCCGAAAGTAAGTCTGATGGCTCCTTGCGATGGTTATGTCGTTGTGAATGTGGAAAAGAAAGCATTGTAACCGCCAACAACTTACGCAGAGGAGGCAGCAAGCAGTGCAAAGACTGCAGCAGTCTTTCTCTTAGCAAGCCGATAGATCCAAAGGCTAAGAGGGTGTATAAACCAAGCACACCACAGAAGGAGATGTACAATAAGAACCAAAACAAGAGAAGGCTTTGGACGTTGTACAGAATAACGCCTGAAGATTGGAAACATGTGTCTGACTATCAAGGCGGGGTTTGCGCTATATCTGGAAACTCTCCGGGTAAGTATAATCTCTCTATTGACCATGACCATAGCTCTGGGCGTTTCCGTGGATTATTGTCTCCAATGTTTAACCGTGGTCTAGCCATGTTCAATGACGACCCAGTACTTTTGAGAAAAGCTGCTGATTACTTAGAAAATCCAACTGCCCCAAGAGCACTAGGAAAAGAGATATATGGTCTCATAGGAAAAGCTAGGGGAAAGAAGAAAATGATTTATGGTGGACCAAATGGAGAACGTTTTGACAAAGAAGGAAACTCCTTGAAAAAGATCGTTTACGGAAAGG